GGCGCACTTCGTAAAGCGCTTGGCGCTAAAGCTGGCAAGCCGATTCCTGCAGGAAAGCTGGAGGCAGCCGCTAAGATGCCCGGCAAAATGGGCCAGCGCGCCCGCTTCGCTATGACACTTAAAGGAATGAAATAATGGCTGATGCAGTAACCTCTCAGACGCTGGTCGATAATCAGACAACCGCTGTTATGCTGTTCACAAACATTTCAGATGCTACGGGCGAATCGCTCGTGACCAAGGTTAACGTCGCTAACCTCGCAGCCAACGCTCTTGACCAAGCCTGCACGGGCGTGAGTGTTCAAAAAATTCACACGGCATGTCACGGGATGGAGTTTCGTCTTTTCTGGGGCGCGAGTAGCAACGTGTTTTTCTTTGGATCAGCGCAAAACAATCAATACACATTTGACCTGTCAAATTTCGGAGGCCTTCGCAACAACGCTGGCGCCGGGAAAACCGGAAATATTTTGCTAAGTACTGCCGACGCGAGTGCTGGCGATACTTACACACTCATCCTTGAGATGACGAAATATTATAACTAATAGGAGTTAATCATGATCCTTCGTCGATACACAAACGCAAATGGTGACCAGCAAGAAATCTCCCTTTCTCAAGAAGATTGGGAAAAGGTCACTGAAGAATCGCTTGAAATGATGCTTGGCTTTAAGAAGGCTCCTGCGGCAAAGGCTGCGGCAAAGGCTGAGCCTGAGCCCGTAGCAGAAGAAGCCCCTGCGGCTGAAGAAGCACCCGTAGTCGAAGAAGCGCCTGCTGCTGAAGAGGCCCCGGTTAAGAGTAAGAAGTAATGCGTGGGAAGAAAGATTCGCGTGTAAATGAGGCTGGCAACTACACGAAGCCAGACTTACGCAAGCGTCTCTTTAACAGCATTAAATCTCGCGAGACTCAAGGGACTAAGGCAGGCCAATGGTCAGCCCGCAAGGCCCAGCTTCTAGCTAAGTCGTATAAAGCCAAGGGTGGCGGATATGCCGATTAGGAAACCTCAGCAGTCCCTGAAAGATTGGACCGAGCAGAAGTGGACCACCAAGTCTGGTAAGCCGTCCAGTAAGACGGGTGAACGGTATCTTCCCAAGGATGCTATTAAATCGCTGACGCCGGCTGAATATGCTGCTACAAGCAAAGCCAAGCGTGAAGGTAAAAAGGCTGGAAAGCAGTTTGTAGCTCAGCCTAAATCTATCGCTAAGAAAACGGCGAGGTTCAGATGACGACGAGCGGCACGTACACATTCGGTGACACCGAACAGATCGACATCATTACCGAAGCGTATGAGCGCGTCGGTCGTAATCCTGCATCTCTGGCATCGAATGACATCGATAGTGCGCGCCGATCCATCAATTACATGTTTTCGGACTGGGCAAATAATGGTCCTAACCTGTGGGCTGTAGACCTTCAGAGTATCGTTCTGACGCCCGGTACGCTTTATTACGAACTAGAGCCGCGTACTGTGTCGATCCTTCAGGTCTATACGCGCACCATGTCAGGCGCTCAGGCTACCGATCTTATGATGTCGCCCATCAGCCGTGCGGAATACGATGCGATCCCGAACAAGGCGCAGCTCGGTCAGCGTCCGTTCCAATACTATTTCCAGCGCACCATCACTCCGCGACTGTATATTTGGCAGGCTCCACAGGAAGCTGGCATCACGCTATTCTATCACCGGATGAAAATCCAAGAGGACGCGGGCGCGTTTACTAATAGCATGGATGCTCCGAACCGTTGGATGGAAGCCATCGCTTCAGGTCTTGCTGCTAAGCTCGCGGTAAAGTTTGCTCCTGATCGCCTTAGCTTCCTTCAAGGTTTAGCGGACAGTTCATACGACCGTGCCGCAGCTGAAGATCGCGAAAAGGTTCCACTTCGTATCACTATAGATATGCAGGGGTATTAAATGCAGTACGCATTCGGACGCGGTAAAAAACATCGGACGCAACCGACTTTTGACGCAAAAAATCCTAAAGGTATCGCCATATGCGATGGGTGCGGATTCCTTGTCCAGCACTCGCATCTGCGTGAGAAGAAAGACTATCGTGGCGGCTCAGTCCCAGTTGGGCTTGGCCTTTACGTTTGCGCTTCTTGCGATGATGTTCCGCAGCCATATTACAGCCGCTTGCTCCTGCGGCCTGATCCCGTGCCGCTGAGAAATCCGCGTCCGGATTACAATCCAAACTATTTTGTTCTTGATGAGAATGGTATACAGCGGATTGTAACGCAGGACGATCAGCCGATTATTCAGGAGAGCTAAGTGTCTGACATTAAAATCTCTCAGATGGAACCTTGGATCGGCGCTGTTACTGGCAACGTCGAATTCCCGGCTGTCTTTGCGAACGAAAACTACCGAATCGCCCTCAGCCAGCTGACGACTTCGACGTTTGGCTTCGGCACGATGGCGCTGCAGAACTCGAACGCTGTAAACATAACTGGCGGCAACGTAGCTGTCACAGCCCTTTCTGGCGCGATTACAATTGCAAATGGTGGTACAGGTCTAGGAGCGACACCGACAAACGGGCAGCTGCTCATTGGCACCGGCTCTGGCTATGCGCTTTCGACGCTCACCGCTGGCTCCGGCGTTACGATTAATAACACTTCTGGTGGCATCCAGATTTCGGCGACTGGTTCTGGCTCTGTTACTTCCGTGGGCCTTGACCCGGGGTCAACTGGCCTGACGGTTAGCGGCACCAACCCGATCACCACAACGGGAACATTTACGCTTGGTGGGGTTCTTGCAGTAGCGAACGGCGGAACAGGGGCCACAACGGCCACCGTTGCACGGGCCAATCTGTCTGCTGCACAGTCTGGGGCTAACAGCGACATCACTTCGCTTTCCGGCCTAACGACTCCCATCTCAGCTTCTCAAGGCGGTACAGGTGCGGCAGGTTCATTGAGTGGTTACATATTCGGCAACGGTACAAGCCCGTTTACGTCGGTTGCCACTATTCCGGTTTCAGATTTAACCGGCACGCTTCCTATCAACAAGGGCGGTACAAACGCGACAACGGCAGCTGGTGCGCGTACAAACATTCTTCCCTCTTACGCAGGGAATGCAGGCAAGGCTCTTTTCGTCAACGTCGGAGCAACGGATGTTGAATGGGCAAGTGTATCCGGCGCGGGAACTGTCACCAGCGTTGATGTTAGTGGCGGGACAACGGGCCTCACGACAACTGGTGGACCAATCGTTGCTGCTGGCACGATTACGTTCGCAGGCACTCTTAATGTAGCTAACGGCGGTACTGGTTCCACGTCTGCGACTGGCGCCCGCGCCAATCTGTCTGCGGCCCAATCTGGCGCAAACAGTGACATTACGTCTATCACCGGCCTAACAACGGCTCTCTCCACCCCTCAGGGCGGTACAGGTCTGGCCAGTTACTCAGCTGGCGACATGGTGTATTATGCTGCCGGCACAGTTCTTTCCAAGCTGACCATCGGGACATCCACCCAGATCCTAACATCCAACGGCAGCATCCCTGTCTGGACGAGCCCCGCGTCGATCACGGTTGGTAACGCGACTAGCGCGACCAGCGCAACGAGCGCAACGACTGCGACGAACATTGCAGGCGGAAACGCAGGCAGCATTCCCTATCAGTCTGGGGTTGGCGCGACGACGTTCCTTGGCGCTGGTACTGGCGTTGTTTACAACAGCGGCGGCAATCCTGCCTACAGCATGACGCCGACCCTAACGTCTGTTGCGCTGACATCCGGGACTGTCAGCACGACGCCGACAGGCGCGAATGATCTAGCAAATAAAAGCTATGTGGATACGCAGGTATCTTCTGGCATCACATATCATACGGCTGTTAAATACGAAGTTCCAAACACTACTGGTAACCTTACCGCCACATACAACCAGCCCGGCGGCGCAGGCGTTGGCGTTGGCGCAACCTTAACGAACGCTGGCACAAAAGCTGCGTTTGCACCTGACGGACCGACCACCTCGATTGGCGACCGCATCTTGGTGTATAACCAGACAAATGCCTTTGAGAATGGTATCTATGAGGTAGTAACTGTCGGCACGCCTGATCCGGGTGGAACGAACTGGGTTCTGCGCCGCACGACGGATGCCGATACCTATGCCACAAAAAGCCCTACTGGGCTTGGACAGGGCGACGCATTCTTCGTCACGTCTGGCGATACTGGGGCTGGTGAAACCTATGTAATGAACACTGTTGGTGTTATTACGTTTGGCACGACATCTATCTCGTTCGTTCAGGTTTCGGATTCAACGCTCTACACGGCGGGCAACGGCCTCCAGCTGACTAGCGGTACGGTTTTCAGCCTCATCGCTCCCGTCACCACAGTTAATGGCGGCACGGGGCTCACGAGCTTCACGTCTGGTGGCGCTGTCTATGCTTCATCGACCAGTGCGCTGACAACCGGCACACTGCCTGTGACGGCTGGCGGTAGTGGCGCGACCACTCTGACCGGCTATTTAATTGGTAACGGCACATCGGCATTCACGGCTTCCGCCACGATCCCAGCATCAGCAATTAGCAGCGGTGCGGCGCTGACCAGAGTCGATGATACCAACGTCACATTAACGCTTGGCGGTAGCCCTACAACGGCGTTGCTTGCAGCGACATCACTGACGATGGGGTGGACAGGGCAACTGGCTATCAGTCGTGGCGGTACGAACGCAACCGCCACTCCCACCGCTGGAGCTGTTGCATATGGCACAGGAACGGCATACGCATTCACTTCGGCTGGAACTACTGGTCAAGTCCTGCTATCTAATGGCTCATCTGCACCGTCTTGGGGCGGCATCGACGGAGGTACTTTCTAATGGCGCAATCAAATTACACGCCAATCCAACTTTACAGAACAAGCACAGCTGCTGCTGCTCCAACCGCTGGCAACCTTGCTGCGGGTGAGCTTGCTATCAACCTGACTGACGAGAAGCTGTATTTTAAGAATGCGGCTGGTACTGTCAAACTGCTTGCGTCTAACAGCGGATCGGCTGGCTCTGTCACTTCGGTTGATGTTAGCGGCGGAACGACTGGTCTTACTACGTCGGGTGGCCCGATCACCAGTAGTGGAACTATCACGCTTGCTGGCACGCTTGCTGTGGCTAACGGCGGTACAGGCGTCACCGCCTCGACCGGAACTACTGCTGTCGTGCTATCGACCAGCCCGACCCTTGTTACGCCTATCTTAGGCGCAGCCTCGGCCACCAGCATCGCCAACGCCCTCGGCGCGGTTGGCACGCCGTCCTATACGTTCACAGGCGACCTCAACACCGGCATGTGGTCTCCAACGGCTGACACGCTTGCGTTCAGCACTAACGGCGCGGAAGTTGC